ATGACGAAGCTGTATAATAAGAATACCTATGTATCGACTTAGGGTTAACGTAAGGGGGAAGTCTCGACCAGAGACGTCTCAATTCGTGATTCCTTGAGAAGAATACAGAGTCATCTACACCGGGTTTAAACCCAAGGACAGTTAACTCAGGTAACTCTTTATATACGTTCAGATCTGGTCGATCTGAAACCTGGTCTAACTCTAACTTCCTTCGGAGTGACTCCGAAGGGCCAATCACCCTTCTCTTGTCCTTATCATCGGACTCGAGTTGAGCGAACCACATATACCTATCCGCGAGACTGTACCCTTCAGGGTTCAGATCGCGACCAAGTGGACGTGGGAGTGAAACCAGGCCTCGCTGAAATAGATTATAACATCCTACAACCTTAGGACCGAAAGTGTCTACAAGAGACACCGCAGTCTTATCAGTTACGGGGAGGTACTTAGGCTTGAAGAAGCTTAGTTCCTTAGTTATGATCTTACCGGCAAACTCCGCAAGCTTGGTGCTGTTCATCACACACTTTGTGTGACTCACACCTACTCTCAGTGTATCTAGCAATGCTAAATATCTGGAAGCAACGAGATCATTGTTGATGACTATGTCATCTCCAAGGATCACGAAAGCTTTGGGAGCTTCTTCAGCCGGAACACCACATTCACTCGCAGCTCGTAAAGCGAGCAGCGCGTGTGAGATCGCAAACATCCCGAAGGATGGATACGTTCCCAGTGGTTGACCGGTTTTCCAGCGGCCAGTTGCGCCGTGTCGAACACCTATCGCATCACACATATCATCGGGGAGGAGCCATTCTTCCCTAGATATGAATGTAAACAGCGATAGGTGTTCCTTTAGAGCAGATAGGTTGATGTGCGAGTCTCCAGCAAAGAGGCTGCACAGTCTAAATATACCATCGGTCTGAAACTTCAATGGGAAGACATCAGTTGCATTCGTCAGATCAATCGACGAGCAACTCTTGCCTTCTCTTAACCATTGCTGGACCTTAATGACGCCTGCATTTTGATCAAAAGTGCAGTCCCATTCACAATCTCGCAAGAGATTGTATACGAGGTCACCAAGGGGCTTCAGAAGTTTCTGGACGACAGGATATGGAGACGCATAATATCGAACCTTTCCGTTAGGTTGGATTCGATATCGGATATACCCCACGCCTTTCGGCATGAGGGACGTCCGAGGGATCTCTAGACCATAGGAGCCTCTTAAGAACGGAGACTCCTTATGTATCACTCTAGGTGGAACGTTCCTACGGCTCCAAATAGAGTGGTTTAATAAGAGATGAAACCCAAAATGCACTTCCTTACTATCCACACCGAAGTCCTCGATCAACGGAGGGGGGTTAACTATTGCTAGTTTCCCCCTGTTAATTGATCTTGTGGCTATATCCCAAAATGACCCATCCCGCTCGAGTGCACGAGAAATCGTGTACTCTTCAGGCTTTCTCAAGCTCGAAGAGCGGTACAGGAGTCTAGAGGGTATAGTCGGATATGTATCCACATCGGTTGTGTGTTGCATTGCTCTATACTGTTTTAAGTGATCCTGGGGGCTTGCGTCCTCAGGAAGTTTAAAAGAAGTAAACACAGATAGCAACTGGATCAAGTCACGAAACTCTCGATCAGAGCCGGTAGCACTTATTTTATCAATAAATGCTAGATTCCCGGCTAATCTCTTCGAGCTCGTGAGTTTGAACCATTGGACCATGGTAATCTCAGATGACGAACG